TGCCGAAGAGCTTCAAGAAGCCCTTCGTGCATGTCACGTGCTCACTGACTGTCGAAGTCTGTGATCCACGATAACGGTTTGACGGCAATGAGCCCGGCAAACGCGTGTAGCTTGCAGTCGCTGTATTACCAGCGCCTACAGGTCTCGCGAACATTTCACGGAACGTGAAACTCTCGTGTATATCTCTGAGCCTTTGTTTCTCAATGGCTCTTTGATCTCTAAGGTACTCTTCGTTTCGAGCACCAAGGAGGTGGGAAATCCTAGGGTCGTTAAGACGCAGGAAATCTCTCTGCCGAGCTATGACGGGCTCGGACAACCTGTTTGTGATAGGGGACACCTCTGGCACATTCAGGACCACTCTCCAATCTACATGAAGATTGAGAGGGTTGTACAGCGGACGTACCGCTGGAACGGGCAATGCCTCCGGATCTGGAGGCAGCGCCTGTGCGGGTCCATCCATGGCACTGATGCCAGGGTCGAACCCGTGACCGACTGCAAGGGCAGTATCGGTTGATTGAGACTGCGCCTCAGGAAAATCCTGGGCTGTCGTCGAGACGGTGCGAGGCAACAGATTTGCCACGTCCTTCTTTGCGGAAAATACCTTCGTAATTGAAAGCATTACACCGCCGCCAGCATCGCCGAACACTTTGTCGACGAATTCTGGCTTGGAGAAGTTTTCTCCAACGATGCGCACTAGGATATTCACCAGGTGCAGCACCGGTTTCGTGAGAGGGTCCCCCATTAGGACACCCTTACGAAGCATTACCTGACGCGGAGAGAAAAATGGACTCTCATGCGGCCAGGGTTCGCCGTACATGGCCATTGGGCCTTGTGCTTCGAAAACAATTGGACGCGGCTGATAGCATGTCGCGTTCACAATCGTCTGGAGGACTTTGGGTATACCACACTTAGTCATCCAGTACCGTGAAATCGCCGAGGCAACCTGGTGATTCATGGCATCTGTCGCGTTCTCGTAATCGGTCGAGGACAGGAACAGGTCACGGAAGGTAGTAGTGAGTAACTTCTCACCGTCCGAGTTGGTCTTAACACTCTCTGATAGGGGGTTAAAACTGACTTCCTTCCCGGAGTCCGTAAAGGACTTCTTGAAGGATTGCCAAGCGTGAGAGGATTTCCCCATCCCGCTTGTTGAAGATTCGATCTTGGTCAATGGCCAAGAACATATCTTGTTCACCACGTCGAGCACTATTTTCAGTGCCGCCGAGGCCTTGGTAACCGTCCGGGCTTTCCCCGGTTCGGATATCATCACAAGTGCAGCCATGCGTATTTCGCGTGGGTCCATCTTGAGGACTTCATCTAGGCATGACCAAAAGATGTAAGATCCTGTGTCAGAAGGCGTGTACGCAAGCGTACCGGTTTCCTGACCAGAGAAGAGGTCGCGGACTATCGCGAGCTTTCCCTCAGAGCCTAGATGGACGATGTTTGACACCGCCGTCAAGGTTCCTCCTTCTTCCTGGGTAGCTTCCCAGCAAGAGGATCCCGTTATCGTCGTACGGGCCTTTGTATCGAGGCCTGTAAAGATCGATTGGTCCAACTGTTCGTCAAGAGTACGAATAGCTGCCCGTAGAATCGCCTTCTCCGTATCCGTGAGAGGGTCTGATTTCTTTGCTACAGTGTCAAGGAACTTCCTTTTCGACTGCATCTTCACAGAATCGGGCGGTGTTCCCGCTGCACGAGTCTGTGACAGAATTCCATCAACCTGGGCAAGGTTGAATGGCTCTGAAAACTTACGAGTGTATCTCCATACGGGGATCATGTCGTTAAGCCAACGAGGTACCTTTTCGTAAACGGAAAGGTCGTCGTCAAGGAACCTGGCCAACTCTTTCCGGTTGGACAGGTCTTTGAACAATTTACGCGCATTTTTCAATTGCGAGTACCTTGTTTTGATGTTGAAATACTCAGTTGAGATTTCGCCATCTAAGAACTCATCGCCGATAATCGCCGATATGTTCTTGAGAGTGAACAGGTCGAATTTCTCCCAGTTCCACTTCTCTTCCGGTACAGCCATATATCTCTGTATGAATATACCGTCTACCGTCTTAAGCATCTCAATCAGACGCTTTGCACGGTGTGCCGAACTACGCCGTTTTGTGGTGGCGTAGACACGGTTCTTGGTTTCGTTGTCCCACAATGGGTCACCAAAACCTTCGAGCAGATGCTCTATCCTGCGGATGAGTACTGCTGCCCAATGGCGTACGGTTTCGGCCCTACGCTTATGGTGCTCTCGCGCGGCCTTTGTGCCGGGCGAGTCGTCCGGTTTGACACCAATTGGTTTCAAAACGGCGAGTTCCTGCAACTTCTTTCCCCAGAAAGTATGCTGCAGTATCACGTACATCTTCTGAGGTACGGAT